TAAACGCAGCTTCGAAAGTCTCAACGTAAAGACCACTAGCCATTAGTAGAACCTGTTCCTTGGATCGGTTTGGGCCTAATCGTTACATCACCGTTTGGTTTTTGCATTCTTTTTTTTCTTCCTTGCAGCGGCAGCAGCCTTTTTACCTTTAGCGGTATAAGGATACTTCTTTCCATTAACAATAGGCATGATGAGAATAGTAGCAGAAGAGAGCAGAGGGGCCGGGGAAAGGGGGAAAACCCGACCCCTCTGCGACTCTTAGGAGTTAACTATTAGTTATCTCCAATGCTGGATGATGATTCCACACGTTGCAGACACGCTTCACGGAAGCGGCCATAACCAACGAGGTGGTACCAACCAATTGGGTTGAACCGACGCAGGGTGTCAGTCACAGGACCAACAACGATGCTTGGCTCAGGCCCGAATCCCGGTGCACGAGAGAATGCTTTCGCAAGTCCCTGACGACCACAGATAAGGGTTTGATAAACATCGACAGTACTTGCACCACCGTCGGCAATTAGACCTGCACGGGGGTTTTCAATGTATTCGATGCCATTGAATGTACCGATTGAGCCAGCCTTGATAGGCGCGCCTTCTTGGTACAGTTGATATTGGATAACGTCAGTTACCGCTGTGTCTCCACGAAGATCGTAGGAAACATCAGGATGGATAACTGCCATATAGTTACCATTGCTCCAGCCCGGAGCGTTACGAGTACGAAGCTGGGCGACGGCTTTACGGCCTTCGGCAGCGGTGTAAACGTCACCTGCGGTGATAGCACCACGGCTGGTTTGGCCAACGTGAGTCACGTTTGAGCCGCCATTGGCGACATCTGAAACGATTTTGTCCATCGAGTCAGCCATGTTGTAACCAACAATGTTGGCTGCATCAGCGTCAACATTGAGGAATGAGGTTCCACGCACCTTAGCGGTGGTGATAACAGCGTTACCGTACTCAGCGAGAGTTACGGTTACTGCGCTGTCAGTCAACGCAACAGCAGTTACATCAGTTGCTTCTGTAAGCGCTGATGTTGCCTGCGACATGTCGGCGTAGAACGTGAATTGTACGCCAGAACCGTTATGGCTCTGGTTTGTTGAACGTACATCCGCAACCATTTCAAATAATGGCTGTGAACGTAAAGCAAAATAAGCGGTCTGATCGAACGCCGTTTTTACCTGATCGTCCAGTGTGGAGGTGGTTGTATATGCCACTGGTAGTCCTTAAGTCGGACTCCATTAGCTACTGACTTAGGCTGTTGCCCCCCACAAGACACCATGACTTTCCATCAAAGCACGTAGTTCGTCTGGATTCTTCGTTGCTCTGATCTGGGCATCAAGATCGGCTTGTGACACCGGATCTCCGCCTTCCCCGGCAGACTGGATTCGTTCCTCTGCTCTTAAAACTTCAGGCATAATCGCTTCAGGCTGCTGTATTGGAGGAGCATCGTTACCGATAAACCCTGCTGCTTCGGCTTCCGCACGAATAACCGCAGGATCAAGCTCTCCATCGTAACCTTTAACGAAATACTTGACACGAGCATCATCAGGATCAAGTCCTGCTGAACGGAACGTATCCCGACGCTCGTAACCTGAAATCCTATTTTCGGCTTCCGAAGCTCTCGCTTCAGCTTCCTTCAAACGGGTTTCCAACTCACGACGCCAGTTGGGTTTCGATTCGGATGAACTGGCAGAACCACTGTCACTGTAGTCAGTGGAGTCATTATCTGTCATATGTCACTCACCTACTTGTACGCATTCTCGGCGGTGGAACCTCGAATGGAAAAATGTTGTTACGGTTAGCTCGCCCCGCAGGGGCCGACCGGTCTTATCAGTATAAAGAACTAATAATCTTTATGTCAAGTACTGGTACCCATGCCTGTGGCACCTGTACCTGTGATCAACATGCCTGACTGTCCGCTAAACCCGGCAGCACGTTCTTCTCGTCGCCTTCGCACCTTGTTTGCAGCGGTAGGATCTAACCCGAATTGGCTTTGAGCAAGATCAGAAGCACTTATTTCGTCTTGTTCACCTAGTGCTTGATTCGCTAAACCTGCTTGTGGTGTCAAAGTTTGCTGTATCTCTCTACGCTGAATACCTTCACGCTGCAAAGCAGTAGCAGTTTCTTTATCAAACCCTGTTGGGGTTCCGATTACACGGGCTGCTGTAGCTGAAAGTCCTGCTGCCTCAAATGCTCGTCGTTCTTCGATAAGGTTTGTTGCGCTTTCGGGGTCAAGGTAGTAGGCCACTAAATCAGCGTCATCTACACCGTAAAGTCGTTTTAGTTCTGCTTTAGTATTTGGATCAGCGCCTTTTTCTGCTAATTCTGCCAAAGTTACCCGTTCTGCAAACTCATTTGGGGAAACATCTGCGGCTATAAGGTTAGCGAAGTCCATTCTGTCGTCGTAAAACCGTTCTGGTAGACCGTGAGTACGCAGCAACATGGCGTATTCGTCCTCATTTGCCATGTATTCGGCTTCTGTAATGGCTCCGAATCCGTTGTCTCGACGTAGTTCCATACCGGGGAACCGTGTTTTGTATTCGTCTGTTTGACGTATTTCAAGGGCGATAGCTTCTTCGGATAAGCCATCAACCATGAATTGTTTTAATTTGCCTACCACACTGGTGGGTAAACCAAAAGCCCCTGCTAGTCGGGTAAGGATAGCTGTTGCGCTTTCTACTCCGGCAGCGGCAAGTTGGGCGTTTCGTTCAGCATCGGTAAGTAAATTTGTTCTATCTATAGAATCTTTTCCACCGATACCTGTTGTACCTGTATCACCTTTAGGCACATAGTCGGGGTTTCGTACCCATCGTGTTTCACCAGTAGCAGTAGTGATTGGATGAAATGGTTTTATTCCGTTATGAATCAGTTGTTCGTTAAACGAAGGTTCAGTTAAATAAGTTTCAGCATAATCACCACTTGCCGAACTATAAAACCCAGCTTCAGGACTCCAGCCACCGGGCAAAATACCAGAAGCATCCGCCACCATGTCATTAAAAAATGACGGCGTAATATCTTCAAGAGCCATACCAGTGTAGGTGCCTGCTTCGATAGCTGCTTTTAATTCATCTAGCCCAGCTAACCCTTCAAAGCGTTTCTCGAACGCATAAAAATCTTCTAACGTCTGAGTACTTGTCGTAGGCGTCGGAGTTTTAGCTTGTTCTACCCATTGCCATGACTCTTCATTCCAAACCCACGGACCACCCGTTGTGGGCATTGGTGGTTTTACACGGTCTTTAGAACCATCACCATCATCAACTGGGTCAAGAGTGACTAACCCGCTTTCTACCTGACCGAGAAGAGCAGCATCTTTTTCTTCTTTTTGCCGTTGCGCTTTAGCTAACGCTTCATTTTTAAGTATCCCTGATTGTATGACAGCATCAAGCCCTATGGGATCAGCACTAGGGTCAAGCCAACGATTAGTAGTCTTAGCAGGAGAAGTCCGGCTCTGCGTCATCCAGCTTTCAACAAATTCCATCAGACTCTAATCCCAAAACTATTCAACAACGTACCGACAGTACCATAAGCCTCATCACGAGCATTCTCACTAGTATCCCACTCAGGTGTAGAACGCACATAACGCTCAAACTCGCCACGAGTCATCGGACGATTAAGACCGTCATTAGCAACCATTGTGTCTTTCAAATGGCTATACAACTTAGAGTCACTACCCAAGAAATCAACAGGGCGACCTAACAACTCTGAAGCCACATTGCTGTAACTAGAGAAATAAGCGCTTGGAGTGTACCCCTGTTCAACCAAAGACCTTAATGCTGGTTCTTGATCCATAACAGATTGGGCATGTCCGGCACTTATGCCGTCATATGTTGCTTTGCCAAGATAAACCTTTTGTGCGTAATCGTTAAGAGTGGCGTCGTCTAATTTCAACATATAAGTCGCAGCGTTTTGGCGGAGTTGTTGTTTAATATTTAAGAAAGTGCCAGAACCTTGAACTTTGTTGATATCAAATGCTCCCTTAAAGCCAGTCGCAAACTCATTTTTGATTTCAAAATCAGTCATGTTTAGCTGCTTGGCGTTATACGCCATCTGCATGATCGCATTCTTCTTATCAGGATCATCTGTGTTGATACCAAGACGGCTTGCTTCAAGAACCAGCGAATCGTAAGTATCGTCCAGCAACTCTTCCATGTCGGGAGTCATATTCCATGTGCCACTCCCAACTTCATATTGCGGTGTCCAATCAAACGTGCCGTCAGCTTTAGCCCAATCCATTTGGAACTGTCGTGCCGCAGGCCCGTTCTCAGCAAACCAGTCGGTTTGTTGGAACAATCCCCAAATAACATCAGGGTTTTCTTCTTCTTCGGTAATAATCCAGTCAATAATATTGGTGTCTTTTGTTCCATCACCATTCGTGTCGATTTGCATATCGTCACGGGTATAAAAGAACTCGACAGATCCAAAGTTTTCTACGATGTATTGCATCGCAGCAGGTGTCAACTCGTCAGGATCGCCACCCCCAGAACCATTCTGACTACCGTCTTGACTACCGTCTTGGCTGCCATCAGGACTTGCACCCGGCGAACGCCCTGCTCTCGCAAGATCCGCCGCCGCTGTTACCGATTCCAGTTCCTCTAAAGTTGCCGTCTGTTG